AATTATTAGAAAAAGAAAAAGCTGAACTAGGAATATATGTGTCAAAGCATCCGATAGAGGGGATGTGGACAACAATTTCACCAAATGTAACTGGTGAGATAATAGATATATTGGAAATAAGCAACGGCGCCAACGTTAAAGTTGGAGGGATATTAACTTCTGTTAAAAGAATGATAACCAAAAAGGGACAGAAAATGTTTCGCTTATTAGTTGAAGATCTTTCTGGAGAAATAGAAGTTATTATTTTTCCTAGAGAGTCAAAAAATATAAGTGATGACTTTTTTAATGAGGGCGATGTAATGTTAATATCTGGAACAATTAACAGAGAGAATGAAGAAGAATGTTAATGGCCCATCTTATGTCTACTTAGTATATAGGGAGAATAATAAGAAGGTAACTTTTAAGTTTAAAAAATCTACTTCATTAAAAATAGAAGAAAAATTACAGAAATATATAAACATACGGAGCTAACAAATGACATTACCAGGAACATATCAGAATCCATCCACTAAACCATGCTGGACTTTTTGTGCATCGTGCAACAGGTGTCAAGATAAGGGCAGATACACTAAGTGTAATTCATGTAGCGGTAGGTATGATCCGCTAGGTAAAACTGATCCACACCCAGAAGATTTTTGCGATTGCAAGAATGGTGTTTTAAGATGGAAAACAAAAGAGGGTAAAGTAATTATGACTCGATTTAAAAACAATCCATTTAAGGGTGAAGTAAGATACGAAAAAAAATCAGAAGACGAAAGAGACTGGGATTCTTACGTAGATGATATGAGAGAAAAAATGGATAATCCAAACTGGAACCCTATAACAATATATGAGGAAGATTAATATGATCAAGCATGAAGTCGGTAGGATGATACTTAATAATA